ACTCAATGATTCATCATATCCCAAAAATGCTTTGGGTATCTTAAGTGCTGCCATCATTTTATTACGAAGATACTCAATGTCATCGGTACCAGTCCACTCTAATCCAGATAAATTTTCAATACTGGTTCCACTATCACTACCACGAACAGGCAAGAAAAAGTCCTCTACCATGTTTTGTAGATTGAATCTTAAATTATAATCTCCGGTTTCTTGATCCAAATATGGTACCTTTTTCATTTGGTCCATAATACGTTGCATATGATTGTCAACTTCATTTGGTGGAATATTACCAATATCAACTTTGAAAATGCGTTTTTCAGGCGCACGCATAATACGATGAATTAACATTGCGTCTTCCATCAAACTCAATTGTTTCCAAACACGTCGGGCGCCTTCTAAAGTACTTTTTCCATATGGGAGAAAGTTACTATCGCTCAATAATCTAAAATGAGCAATTTGATAGTTCTCCAAATCCTCCATCTTGTTTCCATATGGCAAATTGACTTGAAATTTAACAAAGTTTTTATTGGTCAAATGTGCATTTTCTACACGTGTTACATAATATGTACTCAATGGTTCTACCAAATAAACACCATATTCAGGGCTAATATGAAGTCGTAGATAAAAATCACCATATTTAACCATACACCGTGACCAACTCCATAAATTAAACTCTATGTTCAAAATATCATAGAATAGATTGTGCAAAATGTTTTTAATTTCATCGTTGGAAGATTTGATATGAATTACTTCACCCATTTCATTTCGGGTTGTACATTCATCTGCATAAATGTCCAACGCAGATGATAGAATTGGATCCATATCCATTGTATCATAATCACGAAATAGTTCTACACGACTGCTTTGATATGATAAATTAAAATCTCTAGTATATTGATTATACGAAGTAGTACGTAATCTATTAAACCTGTCTCTTAAACTATTACGATCTGTAGCGTACTGAATTTCATCAGTATCAATAACTTTTAGTTTTTTACCACCAATGTTGCGAACGATCACGTCGTTTGAAAACAAACGCTTCAAACGAGCGAATAAAGACCGACTCCGTAATTCTTGAAAAGATTTATCTGACATATGATTTATCTATAATATATAAGTATTTACATCAACCAAGTTAAACTTTCTTTTTTGTCATTTACCGTGAAATCCATAGTTTTATGATGATCTGGTACCGCGCTTACTTGTTTCGGAATTGAAATTTGACTTGAGACTTTTGATATTTTTGAAATGATTGCACGGTTATAAGCTATTTGTTCATTTCTAAGCTTCAACGCTGTTTCACGTATCCACAATCCAATTCCAATTGCCATAACTAAATCGTCATTATAACCCCTCATCGCTTCTGCTTTGGGTCCGTTCCAAACGAACACATTCAGTTCTTCATATAATCTTTTAGACTTCATAATCACTTGTTTTTGTCTAAAAAATAACTCCAAATTACTTACGATTAAAGGTCTATTTTTACTAGTTGTTGTAAATCCAGGAATTAACTTTTTATCAGCTGTATTTAATTTATTAGAATATGTTTTTTCTACATCAATCACCGTCAAATCAGTTGCGCTATAAAACGTATTTTGATAGTCTCGGTCAATAATTTGTTGTAATGTAGCCCACCCTATAGTGTTATTTTCTACCACCAATAAAGCATTGTTATATTCAGTAGCAACACTAACCAATAAGTTTCCATAATCTTTTGTAGTTAACTGACCTTTATATTCAGCTACTTGTTCCAATGTTTCTATATCTATAACGTGGAATGCACTAAAATCACCACCGTCTCCTCTAGCACAGTCAGCTGTCAATATGTAGTTTTTACTATAATTAGGATAATCCCAGATCCATAGGTCTTGATTGTTACCTCGCTTTTCAACAGGATCTTTTAGATGTGTTTGTTTGTAAAACTCAAGAATATCTACACTTACAACTTGATTACCAGATGTACTAAAGTCGCAATCACATTCTTGTGCTGCACCTTTTACTCCTGACAACTCAGTTTGTTTATCTCTCCACGTTTGATCTCTTTCTGGGTGTAAATGCCAAGGTAATCTAATTGTTTTAAAATTATTCTTGCCTTCTTCAGATTCAACCCAAATTTTATGGAAGAAATTGCCAACACCGTTTGGCGTACTTAGTATAATAGCTCTACCACCAGTAGACAGTGTATATTGAGAAGACAGCCAAATTTCTTCAATACCATCGATAAATGCGGCTTCGTCGATAATTAGTAAAGATAGTGCTGATGAACGACCTGCTGTGCCGGCGGATGAAACTGCTTTGATTTGTGAACCATTTTTTAATCGTAATGACAATCTATTATCTTCTACACAAGGAACTTTTAACCAACTTGGAAGGTTATCGTTTGCAAATCTTACCTTAGTGACAATTTCTTTCGCTGTTTCTTGCGTAATACTAATACAAAGAATGTTCTTATCATTATGAAATGTCATTAACCACAAACTATAAGCGGCTGTAAGGGTACTGATACCCATCTGACGACTCTTAAGAACAATGTTTAATTGATTATCAACAAAGTTTTGTAAAGCATCTTCTTGAAATGGATATAGTTCAAATGCAACCGTGCCTCTAATAGGATGTTGAATCTTAACATACTTCTTCATAAAGTATATAGGATCCTCTATACACTTCTTATACTCTTGTTTTATTATTTCTCTGAGATTTGGCTGACTCATATTTTTCTTCGTATTCTTTTATCTTAGGGGTCAGTTCATCTAATCGTATATCAATAACCCCTATATCTTTAATTAAATCTTCAAATATTTTATTGTAATCTATATTGCCATCCCATTTTTCAAATGATCCATCTTCTTCAAGAAATGTAACATCTTTATCTTTATTTTCTTCACAGAACTTTTTACTTTCTTCAAACTTTTTCTTATAATCTTCTAAAATACTACGTTCATTTTTTAAATCCTGCAGTTCATTATAGACATCAAACATACCCATCAATTTTAACTCAGTTTGAAAATTAATAAAACAGTCGTAACAATATCCAGTTTTAGGCCAAACTCGGTCGTCCAAATAATTGCCCCATCGAACATCCATATTACACGTTTTACAACGTTTTTCATTAATAATCGTGGCACGTTTTGAAACTCTGCGTTTACTATTATTCTTCCAAACCCATTTGTGTCCTTGACTATCCTCCCATTCTTCACCTTCTTTGCGTTTATTGTTCTCCAAATTGGCATCGTAGCCAACTTGTACGAATGGACGATTGCCTTCTAGGTAATCTTTAACGATGCCTAGATTACTTTTACCTGATGCTTTCTTCATAACAAATACGTATTTAATTTATTTCTTAAACTTACTTCCAAGACCTTTTATAATAAAACTTCCTGTAATTTTAAATGGATCACTGTAAATACTTGAATCTCTCACAACTATACCTTCGTGTTTTTCTAAATCGCCAATTTCACTGGTAGCATTTTTTAATATTTCGTCTCCCAATTTAATTGTGGTTAAATAAACAATAGTATCATTAACTATTTTATTTACATCTTGACCGGCAAAATCTTGACTGATATTTTTACTATCAACCGATTTTAAAAATTGTTCACGGGTAATCAGTGGCGTTTTAAACTGTAATCCTTTTAACCAGTCTTTCAAAGACTTAGTTACAGCTTCACCTGTGGGATACAACGTAACTGATTGCGTCAAAACACTCGCTAGGTTTGGTTTTGATTTGAAAGTAGTATCAACACTACCCAATACCTTAAAACCACTCTTCATAGCAACCACATTTAATTTGTTTATATAAGATTGCATAGCTGTTTTATCATACGGTATTTCAACAGCTTCTCTTGATTTAACACTTCCATCTTTACCAAAAGTTTTTGGCTTAATTTCTTTTAACCCGTGAATAGCTAAAAAGTTTCCAATTTCTCCATATCCAAGTACATTTGTTTGACCCTCTACATATTCAATGTTGAATAGTATATTAGGATTATCTAATAAACCCAAAGTCTTTAACTCAGTTTGTGTAGATGAAATTGCTGCGTCGAATATATTAATAACTTTAGCCCCTATATTGACAAATCCATGACCAGCTCCAAATCTTGTTTGTAAGTCCTCAGGTCGCATTCCTTTAATATCAAGCGGTTTTGCTGATCCACGATCCATTACAAATTGACCGTTTACCATACGAATACTTGCATTAACACCGTCAATCTTTACACTGCCAGCTCCTTGTTTTAAAGATTTAACTGATTTTGCAAATACATCTACCAATTTAGCGCCTGTATCGGCAAAATCAAATGGGTGTGCCATATGTCCACCAACACCGCCTTCACTAATTACTTCGTTTAATATATTATTTAGTCTTATCATATGGTTTTAAAAATGTTTTATCAAATACAGGAATTGCTTTTTTGTAAGAACTCTTTGTTTCATCAAGAGCATTATCTGTAAATTGCCAATTCCAAAATAATTCATTTGGCGTTTTGAATCCAAAAAATTGTAATACTTCTTTTTGTGTTTGAGTAACATCTTTTCCATTCCAATTTTGACCAGTAGCAATAAATCCTGAATCTATATCTTTTACTATATTACTTTCACCCAAAGTAGAATGTCTGTTCTCAATCCACGTCAATCTCTCAATTAATTTCTGATAAAAACCGTTGGCTTGTCCCCATCTCACACTAGCAAAAAATAAAACGACATCACTTTCAAATAATTCTTTACTTATTTTCCATAATTCATCACTTTTATTATTTATACTAGCCCAACAACGATGATCACCTGTAGGATGTTTCTCTTTATCTTTTAATGAAGCATCTTTTGTTCCACAATGATTTCCCCATTTAGATGACACATTACCTTCACACGGAAATATGTTTAACTTGGTTGTATCAATCAAAGTTACTTTTTCTTTACCTAATAATTCTTGTATTTTAAATGC